TTACCACCAGGACCTTTTAACGCCTGAATCACTACCACTACCCTGATTGTTCCCGCTTACCGCGCCCAGATACGATTGTAAATTCAGGGCATCACCAAATCCTTTGCCTACGCTGTAGTTAGCTGATGCGGCTGTTTGCCATGGGATTGCTGCCTTGCCAGCCATGATCTGCCCTTTCTGCTGGTACATGCCAGCCATGTTATTGCCCTGACCAATGGCATAGTTACCGAGGGCGTTTGCCGCCTCAGCACCGAATCCGGACAGGCCCATCAACTGCCCATACATGTTCTGCTGCTGATTGGTCATGTCTGCCAGATAGTTTTGCCCGAGAGTGGGGGCGATGGAGGACAAGAGATTTCCTGTCGCCGTAGAACCGAGTCCGCCAGTTGCCTGAGCGGAACGTAAAACCTGATTCCTGGCCTGATCGCCCATCATCTGATATTCAGGTGAAGCGAAATACTCAGCCAATGAGGCGTTGCGGTCGATGGGCTGTCCGGCGATACCTTTTAACCCTTCCAGTGCCGTACGCCCGGCCTGCTCATAAGGAGACACCCAATTAACAGCGCTGTTATATCCGGCTTTGGACTGATCCATCGCCTTGTCCTGGTATTTCTGTTGCTGCTTGGCTGCTTTGTTGGCTCCAATGCCGCCAAGGATGCTACTGACGCCGCCAGCCACGCCTGAAATTACGCTACCCATTCGCGGGCCTCCTCATAAAGATTGATGAAATGTCAGGCGGGAATTCATAGTGAAACCCCATATTCCTGGCGAGATTGCACACCGATTTGTTGCTGCTGAGGATTGGGGCCCTGATTTCTCTGTCACCGATTACCTCAAGCAGGTCGCTAACCGCATCCCGGCACCTGATGCGCTCCGATCGCTTCATAGCCATGTGCAGGTCGATAAAGCCCACCTGCTCCACCACGGCGAATACACAGCACCCATTCCAGAGCGCGTACTCAGCGCCGGGATCTGACCACGACGCCACACCCCACAGGCGCATCAATTCCTGCCCGGTTAGAGCATCGATATTGGTTAGCATGGGAGTCCTTAGTCCATTAGTCCGTGGGTTCTCAGGGCCTGCTCAAGCGCCAGGGTGCGCTGACGTTCAGCAATAAGCGCTGTGGCGATGGCCTGAATCTCTGCCTGTGAATATGCCGCGCCTACCGGGAGCGCCTGGTCAGCATTGAATGCAGCCTTATTCGTGGTGCCGGTTCCTGCCGTCCATCCGGTTTGACGCGGACCGATCACCTTCAAGCCGTCGACTGAGAGTGATGTCGTGATGCCAAGCGATGACAGCAGCACCTGCGCTGCGGTTGCCGACTTCGAGACGTAGTCAGCCTGGATATCTGAGATATCATCTTCGGCCTGGGTGATTCTGCTGTCGTGATCGGCGAGCGTGTCTTCAATGCTGACCACTTCAGCGAGCAGGTAATCAACATCGCTTCGCAGCGTGACTATCTGCCCCTCTGCCGTGGTAACGCGAACCTCAACCAGCTGGATAGCGTAGGTGTTGCCGGTTATACGCCCTTCATGGTCTGCCAGCTCGACGTTTTGCTGCGCGTTCTCGTCCAGAGCATCCTGCGCCCCTGAACCGGCTGCGTTGGCCTTTTGGGCGACGTTCGCAATGTCTCCCGCCTGCCCGAGAATCCATTGCTGATACGCTGGAGACAGGCCGGGTGGAAGAGATGATGCAGAGATTATCATTGTCCGGATCTGCACCGGAGTATTGAGGTCTGCCATTACTCAGCCCTCACCGAACAGCCAGACAGAGTCACCGGGGATTTGGTGATCACCCTGAACTTGAAGCCAATATTTTTACGGATGCGCCCAATGCGCCGCCACAACACGCGCTTGTCATAAACAAACGGCGCGTTCTGCTCGATCATCTGCTCCCTGCCATAGTTGATGCCGTCTGCGGTGGCTGACAGGAATAGCCTGTCTGCATACTGCGCAACGCCGGTGGCTGACTCTAGCTCAAGGTCGAACAGCCTTGCATTGTCCGCCTTGATGAGTGGCGTGTAGAGCAGGTGCTCCTGCTGGCCCCCATACTGGCTGGAGATATCAAACTGCAGCTCACCCTTCAACGATGCCGATTTGTCTCCGCAGGTAATGGCATTGCCTTCGTACATGAAGTCGATGGCGCGGTAGACATCATCGCCCAGGCCAGTTTTCAGCACAGACCATTGCGGCCCGTTCTGGCTGGCTGATGCGTCATATACCAGAACATGTCGAGGCAGATGGACGATCAGCAATTCATGCGCATCAAACCTCAGAGACTCCATCACGCCGGTAACCTCAACCTTTGCGGGTCCAGTTTGCACGCAGCTCGCGATCAACATCGTCATCAGGCATATGGTTAACAGTCTGCTGAGCATTGCTGGCCTCCCTGGTGACTTCGACGCGACGTTCTGAAGCTGCTTTGGTGGCAGCGGCGTTCTCGTCGGTACGTTTCTTTTCTGCCTCTGCTTCGGCCTTTTCCCGGCCACGCATACCGCCAAGCCCAAATGCGGCCAGTACCAGCATGATGGCGAGCCCGATCCCGGCAAGGATGGCTTTCAGTCTGGTCATAGGCTTACGCGCTCCCTCATCCAGCCATAGGCGAATGACTCGTTAGCCGGGCGCTGCTCTGCCAGTTCGAGATATCGCTGCCCCTGGCTGCAGTTCAGAGCGCGGAGTAATACTGTTTCCCCTTCACTACCCCGTTTCGCCAGGAAGGATTTCAGCGCGCTGATGCTGCGCGGGCCAATCTGACCGTCGGCGATCAGGTCGGGATAGAACTGCTGCTGGTTGTTGAATACGTTCAGCCAGCGCTGAAACCACTTCACCTGTACCGATGGCCCCATGTTCACGCCGGTGTCGCAGAGTTCGGCGGCGATGACCGGGGAGACAGTTGCAACCTGGTCAAAGCGAGGGCCATACCAGTAATCGGCCTCGAGGATGTTGAGAGCCTGCTCGCGGGTCAGGTCACGCATATCACCGGTATAACCATGGGCACGAGCCGTCCCCTGGGTGATGCCCCAGTTCGTCGGACCGCCTTTGTCATCCGGGTGATTTACGTAACCGCCCTCTTTGCCGAGGATGGCGTTGAAGATGTCGTCTTTGGTCATTGCTCGGCCTTCTGGAATACTTTTGCGAGATTGCCGCGGGAGCGCCACACGGCGATGCAGATAGCGATGTTCAGCATCAGCTCTCCCGGGTCAACCTGCAGGTACTTGCCGTAGAGAATGCGGAATGCCGTAAAGCCGGCGGCGAGGATCATCATGTACGCCATCCATGCCACAGCAGGACGGTGTCGCTTTCCGTTCTTACTGAAGAACATCAGCCTGATGGCGATGAGCGCGCAGATAATGGCGTTTACATCAAGAACGATGGCTTGCCATGTCATTTACCTTCCTCCTCCAGTCCCGGCATTTTCCCCCTTTTTGATTTGGCGAGGATGCGTAACAGGACTGCGACAGAGATGGAAGCGGAAACCAGCGCGCCAATGTTCGGGGATACTTCGATGCTTACTGGTGGCTGCAACAGGCCAAGGGCGGTGTTAATCACCCCGGCCAGTATCTTCGCCATCGGTACCGAGAAGAATACCCCGCCGACAAAGCTGATGACGGCGAACAGGAACTGCTTCCACAGTTGGTGTGGATCGGATGTCAGAACGTACATTGCTGCGCCAGCCAGCGCGCACAGCATTACGCCGGGCGTTGCCTCGGGGAACAGAGATGCGAACGTCACTCCGATTGTTGCGGACGTTACACCGCCAGCAATGGTTAGAGGTTCAGACATAGGTGGTCCATGTGTAGAGGTCGGGCTTTCGGGGTGAATTAACGACAAAACGAGTTGAGGATGATCCCCGGAGCCCTGAATAAAAAAGGCGGGTTCTGGTCCGCCAATCGATGGGTGCTGCGTTGCGCTATGCGCTTATAGTCCCAGGTAGTGGGTTCTGGTGCTGATTGACGGAATCGAACCGCCGACATCCTGCTTACAAGGCAGGCGCTCTATCTACTGAGCTAAATCAGCCAATAAAAAAGCCCCGCACGACGGCGAGGCTTGTTAATTCAGTCGACAACCAAAGCTATGGCGACGATATCAGATTTACGCTAAATGTATGCTATTTAATTGACTTTTGCAACACCCTGCTGCGAAAAAGCTGCTTTTTGTTGTGATCGTGTTCTCACCGCTCGCAGTAAAGCATCACTATCAAGTCGCTCGAATATGGCGCACATAGCTTTCCAGTAGTCGGCGTAGTTATGACTCCAGTTATCCGGCTTCACTCCGCATAGCTCAGCCAGTTCCTGCTTCTGATATATGTCACGCCCGGCCAGTTCAGCTTTAACATCCTGCGCCGCCAGCCAGATTAGAGCCTTCAGCCTGTCCATGGTCTTGCTGGCCACCTTCCGGGTTCCCAGTTGCTCCCTGAACTCGGCCCATGCCCACTGAGTGATCGCCACCTGGTTCTCCCAGCGCACGTTCTCGCTGTAGTTCCATAGCAACCACGCCTTCTGATGCTCCTCGAGTGACAGGACCGCGCGACGCCACGACGCAGTGGAGAACTCTACCGGCTGAACGAGAGGAATGTGCGACCCCTTAGCGCGGGACTGTTGCCCGGGGATCGGCTGATTGCTCGGGTTGACCATCTTCCCGTTCGCCGGGTTAATCACCTTCACGCGGGAACGGCTGCGCGGGGTGGCAGTGAACATGGCGTTTTCAGCAAAGGCGACCAGCTGGCCTTTAGTTGCACCACTCAGATCGGCAGTCGCAACGATCAGCTGTTCACGCACATACTGCAAATATTGAACGTTCATTACGCGGCTTCCTTCTGAGGTTGTTTTTTCTGGGTCTGGCTGTGCTTTGCTACTGGCGGCATCTTGGCGCGCATGACGCTTTCGGCCTGGTATCGGGCTATCTGGTCGCGGGTCATTCAGACTTCTCCAGCGCATAAAACCTGAAGTCTTCGCTGCCCGTTTCTTTATGCTCCAGATTTCCCACTCGATTGGTGAAGAACATTCCCTTGGGTAGATATGTGCGCTCAAATACGCCGTGCCAGACCCCATACTCTGTTTCTTCTCCATCGCTGTACTTAACAGGTCCGCATGCGCTGCATAGCTTCAATCCCTTCCTTTCAGGCGCATATGACCAGTCATATAGTTTTTCAAAGAAGCCATTGAACCCCTGGGATGAGAGCGCGGTGTTCTCACAGCACCCACAATGTTCACATTGGAAAAGACTCATGCTGCCTCCTGTTGACGGGCGCGGCGCTTCTCCAGCGCGCGGGCTTTGCGGTTAAAAATGGATTTGATGCGCTGCAGATATGGGATATCGAACCGGCGGGTGGGGTTGTCGTTGTTCAGCGCTTCAACCTTCTCCGGGCCGATGCGCTCGATTAGTCCCTGTTCAAACGCTTTCTGAGCGCCAGACATATTGCGGTTACAAAAAACGCACTGGCCTGCCGTGTTGTGGAGGTTAAACGCTAAGTGGGCAGCTGCGCCGCGGCTACGGTAGTGACCACAGTCCATGGTGCCACCGTGTTTCTGTTCCGGGGTTCGTCCGCAGCTGATGCATGGCTTGCCAGCGTCACGCAGGCGCACATAGCCATTGAAGGCAGCTTGAGCCTCTACTCGCCATTGTGATTTAGTCTTGAGAGCCAGGCGCCTTTCACGACGATCCTTGCGCCCTTCCTTCTCGGCTTCCTTCTGCGCTTTGATGCGCTTGGCCTCAGCCTTAATCTTCTCCTTAGCTCGCAGCTCCAGCGCGTAGATAGCGCCGTGAGACGGACAGCACCAGGCGACATTGCTGTACGCCGGGTGGAACCATTCGTTACAGACCTTGCACTTACGCCGGGCTGGCTTACGCATGATTTCTCCTTGCTGCCAGGCGCAGCCATTTCTGATCGACGAGACGGGCGGTGTAGCCCTTGAGGGTTGGGATTTCAGACGGCTTGAGTTCCGGCTTACGCTTGCGGCGCGTCCGGACCCGGTAGATTTCGTTGGTGATGATGCGAGCGAGAGGGCTAGCCACGGGCACCTCCGAAGCGGGAAGCCCATTCCATAGCAAGGCGTGATTCGTCGCCCCAGCGGACGTTACGTTCAGCACCAAAGGCATGTATCAGTTCGATGAGGTCGCGCATCTGACCGACGGTCATTTTGCTGGTTGACTGACCCAGCACCACGAAGCCATCACCAGTCAGGTTCGGCACGACTTCCTGCTTAACCAGCGCCGCGGTGAAGATATGCTTCCAGGACTCAGAGGATAGCTTGCGGCCATGCCATTCAACCTGGCTGCTGATGTCGCCCAAAATTGCCCAAAGTTTAGAATTTTGGTCGATGGAGCGGGTCATCTCTTTTATCTCGATGACGGCCGGGCGCTTCTCGTCGAGCTGCAGCTGGTTAATCGCGTTGATGGCATTGGCGCGGATGTTGGTGTTACGGAGGAGGAATTGCTGTTTCATACGGCCTCCCCACAGGAAACCGTAGAATGCAGAAAATCGCCGGTGCATTTCTGCATCGGTGACAGGTGAAGGTGTTCAGATTGTAGTCGCATATAACGTCCCCATTATATGCGCAGGGGGCACCGGGTGTTCAGGCCGGTGCGTTGTTATTATCGCTCGTTGAGTCTGAATTATCAACGCGAGAAAAAGGCCTCCGGAGAGGCCCTGGCTGTCGATATGGGGATTCCCATATCGCTTGTATGGCAGTCAGGCCAAATCAGGCAATTTGAAGCCAGCCATATCTTCCGCTCGGATGGGTGGCGATAAGCAGTCAGCAAACACCAGGGTTCCATCGAGCAAAATCACGAAACTCCACCCCATAAACAGACTGGCACTACACCAGTCAGCCTTTAGGGGCACATCTGGCATCTTGTCTGGAAAGACCAGGTAATGCTCGGCCAGCCACTCCATTGCGTCGCAGCGGTTGAGGGTGTATTTGTCGTACATCACTTCACCTTAAAGCGATGCTTGGTCAACCTCGCGCCCATAGACATCTCCTCCTGAATTTCGACCCTCACCCCCTGAATGCGGTTCGATGCTTTCTGCTGTGGCGCCGCCTTAATCATCGCAGCCCAGCACCACCTGGCGCGAGTCGCCGCCTGCTCGCAGCCGCTCATAGCCTCAAATGCCTCCCACGCTTCTGGATCGCGGAACTCTTCGCGTAGTTCTGCTTCGAAACCAGCGATAACCATGTCTTCTGTCGGCTCAACCGGCACAGCCACCCACCCATCGCGCAACTTGAGAGGCTGGCTTATAGGTTCGGCACCCTGAAGCGTGGCGGCGCTGCAATCACAGTGGCGCGGGACGAATACGCCATTTACAACTTGCGGCCTGAAAAGATCGCATTTGGCATCATGGTGCATATTTTGCACCGCGGGCTGCCACATCAGCAAGTATCACCAGTCAGCGAAGAACTGCGAGCTGGAGAAGATACGCGATGCACGGCGCAAACATTACGCACAGAACGAATCGAGCGGGTCGGGTGGCCTGCGGTGAATAAACAAAGGGGTGAGGGTATGGCGAATATCAAAAGCTACACAGTCGATTATGACTGGAAGGCCGAGTTAGAGGTTGAGATAGACCACGACGTTGTGACCGAAGAAATGCTCCACGAGATTAACAACTTTTGGTCGGATGCAGAGTATCGGCTAGGGCGGCAGGATTCGATTCTGAACACCGTCCTTATCATGCTGGCAAAGGAAGCGCTGCTGCTTGCCTTAAGCGAGGGCTACAACACTCGCGGCGTCGTCGCAGCCTTCGACTGGGATGAAGGAAATGGAATTGAGGGCTGGCCTCCAATGGATGGCAGTCAGGGCATAAAGATAACGTCAGTCGATGTGTCTGGCATTCTCGACTCGGATGATATGACCATCAAGGCCGCTTAACGCGGCCTTTTTTACGCGGGTAACTACAGAGGGTAAGGGTATGGCATATCAGCCAGTAAGAAAATTCAAAGAAGGCGATGAGGTAATTTGGTCAAGTCAGGCAGGTGGTGGATGGAAGGTGAAAGTTGGTGATGTGGTTGAGGTAATTCCGGCTGGGGGTAGCATTAGAAAATCTAAATTTATGGAATTTCTATCCTCTCCTGGACTTCCGAGAAAAGAAGAGAGCTACATCGTCTGTGTTGGGCCAAAGCCGGGCTCGCGAGCGAAACCTAAATATTACTGGCCGAGAACTTCGGCGCTTTCACTGAATACGAACTAACCCGCTCCGGCGGGTTTTTTATTGCTCAGACCTTGCCGCATTTACGAGTGCGGCCAGTTATGAGACGGCGGCCATCCACCGCCAATATTTTTCCATTGCGCATCCAGGCGCAGGGGTTTTTTACGTTCAGCGGCGCGGCTTAAGCGCGGAGATGATTATGACTACTAAACCGGCAGTACCTAAAAATGGTCGCGCTGTACCAATGCGCAATGACCGCACCGGCGCAGCATGGCTGGTCTCCTTTGATTATCGCGATGGGATGTACTGGCATGAGCCACAGGGCAATCTGCGCCACATCCGCCGACCGTACGCATCACGCACCGTTGAGCCTCACCTGGTTCCGGCTGGCACTCACTGAGGATATTGGTATGGAAAAATTCAGAGGAACGCCGGGACCATGGGAATGGTGGACCAGCAACTCATTTTTGCGGCTGACCGGGCGCAGCATCAAAGAGGTGGGCGATCGTCGCCTGCAGGCAAATCTGGAGCGCAACGGGTGGGACAAGCATAAACCCGAGGCGGTGACTAAGTGGGAGGCGGCATGACCGATTTTGGAGGATCGACGACGCCACAAGATGAAAAGGACTGCTGGCAGACGCCGTTATGGGTATTCGATGCGCTGGATATGGAGTTTGGTTTCTGGCTGGATGCCGCCTCCAGTGAGCGCAACGCGCTGTGCTCTCACTTCCTAACCGAGCAGGATGATTCTCTGAGCCGAGAATGGAACTCGTACGGCGCAATCTGGTGTAACCCGCCCTATTCCGATATCTCGCCATGGGTAGAGAAAGCCGCTGAGCAATGCATGGCGCAGAGACAGCCTGTCGTGATGCTTCTCCCCGCCGACATATCTACCGGATGGTTCAGTGCGGCAATGCAAACAGCTGATGAATTACGCCTCATCACCGACGGGCGCATTCATTTTGTTCCGGTAACGGATGGCGGCAAGCGCAAAAGCAACCCGAAGGGATCGGTTCTGTTTATCTGGCGTCCGTTCATCAAACCAAGACGCATCATCACATCTGTTTCGCTGGCAGAGCTGAAGCGGATCGGCACAAGGAATGCAGCATGACAGCACAAATCACCGGGTCGCTAATGCGGCCTTTTTTATTGCTGGCGTTTGCCGTCAGCCGCATCAATGAACAGTTCAGGGAGCACTGACCATGGCAGATTTTGCAGACGACGCATCAGCCGCCGAAGAGTTGCAGCGTAATGCTGCGTTGAGTGCTCACCGGATTAACCGTGATGCGGTATCGGCAACGCACTGTAGTGATTGCGGCGAGGATATTCCGGAACTGCGCCGGGTGAAGGTGCCCGGTTGCCAGCGATGTGCATCGTGCCAACAGGATGAAGAATTACGCATGAAGCATGGGAGGGGATGATGGATTACAGCAAGCTGAGTGATGGGGAAATCAGTGTCAGGCTAGCCTATTTCCTTAAGCCAAAATACAGCGCCACCATTCACCCGCACGAGAATACCGGCGCCAATCTGTCGTGGAATTGGTTTAACACGGTACAGAGCACCGGTTATTTCCCGCTGCGGCGCGCCGAAGAGCTTTACCCGGCAATGAAGAAGCATCGAATCGGCTTATCTCCATCAGGGAAGACCGTCTGGCAGGCATCACACGAATCGGGCATCAGCGCCACTCACCGTAACCCGCTGCGCGCCGTGGCAATCGTCTACCTCCTTTTGCAGGAGTCAGCCAATGTTCAAGCTAATCCAGCGCGGCCAGATATTCGCTGATCGTCATGGGTGGCCCGTCATCATTGAAGGGGTCAGGAATGATGTCGTGCGCTACAGAAGAAACGGCAGGATTGGTTACGCATCAATCTACCGACTTAATAACGATTTCGAACCGCTCGACCACCGGGAGGCGGAGCAGATCCGCGCCGAACTGGAGACGAGCGAGCACATTAAACGCCTGCGCGCTATGCGTGCGGCATGAGGAGAGATATGAGCACTATTCAGGATATTCGCAACCAGTTGACAACCCTGGTCACAGAGGCGCACAAGGTAGCGTGCTCCCTCGACATTGGTGACGAGCGTACGGAAGCATTCGAGCTGTACGAAGCGCTTCGCCGGCTACAAAGGCAGGGTTCAGCAGGTGAAATGCTGTCAGCAACTAATCCCCTTCTGGCCTCTCCGTATTACGACGACTGGGATGATGATGTCGACGAAGACTGACGCAACTGATAGCCAGTTATGAGCTGGCTATTGGGTGCGAATGCACTGCCACGTTATCCCCCTTTCAGCCCTCCATTGCGAGGGCTTCTTTTTGCCTGGCTTCCAGGTTCGATTTCCAGACCGGAGATAAAATCCATGCGAGAACTACGAGACGACTCACTCATTGACATGAAGTTTATGATGGGAGATGCTGGTTTCACTGACCGGTACTTCTATAAACAAATCCAGAAGGGAAACCTCCCTCCTCCGATCAAGTACGGCAGATCATCACGCTGGCTTTATGCCGATTATCTCAAGTGGAAAAACCACGCCCTTTCCCCAGTTGAAAATGCATCGTGAATACCCTTTGCGGGCATAACAGCGGGCACAATTTTCTTCACATCAAAAATTCCCCATAAATCCCCTGCACTTATCGAATCCATTAGATGTCTGCAGGGGACATTTGCCCACCAGCCCGCCCTCTGCCCCTCACTACCAATAGCACCCATACACACAACGTCCCGTATCGCTGTACTGTACTCTGCCGCCGTTAGCACGAATTCACTTCTTAAAAAATAACGGAGATATGGAATGAAACGAATCCTCATTGTGATGGCATTACTCGCCCCTTGCTCTGCGTTTGCTGGCGTTATTTTTCACCCGGTCGAGCGCGCTGCGGTAGTGGCAAACTCCGCACATCCGGTGGCAGCAGCGACGGTTACCGCTCAGGCCAGAAATCACCGTGCCGCCAGAGTGGATGCCGTTAACTGCAACGATGGTCGCTGCGTACAGCATGGTAATGTGGTTCGATAA